GGGCGTGATGCGCCCACCAGATTCCATCTCCTTGACCTTACGAACATGGATGTGCGTGTATATCCAATCTTGAGGGTGAGAGCTAAAACGATGTATGCAAACTATCAAGTCTGCACGGTTTCCCCACTTGCCCCCTCCTTCAATGTCTGCCGTATTTGGTGGCATTGACATCCCTTCGTACTGATGACCTTTGGCAAATGTCTTACGCATTGCTTCGGTAACGGGGTGAGCGTTTACGATTGTAGTGACGTTGTTCTGATGGGCAAACACGCGAAGCGCAGAGGCTACCTCATAATGGTATTCGTGCATCCCTGTCTTGCCTAATTTTTTTTGGTCTGTTGATAGGGAGTTGTAGGGGTCTATCAAAGCACCTGTGTAGTTCCATTCGTTCTTGATAGAGTTCATTACCTCAAGAAGTTCAAATGCGGTGAATAGCCTGTTGCTGTCTATGAATTGGAAGTACTCGTTAATGAAGTCAAGCTTGCGGTACATCATACCCTCATCAATTCCTTGAATCGGTTTGCACACGAGGAACTCTATTAGCTTGCGCTTGAGGCTTGGGACTTCGTTCTCTGCGGAGTATATCAGCCACTTCTTGCCGAAGTTGTAGGACTGAAGCAGCATCAGATAAAGCAGGGTATGGGTCTTTCCCACGTTGGCATGGCCTACGACTACGCAAAACTCACCGTCTTTCAAGCGTAGGTATTGGTCTACCTCATAAACACCGAGCTTGCCCGTGTCGTAGTACTTGCCCTTGAGGGCGCGTTGAAGATATGGTAACGAAGATTCGTTAGATAGTAAGTCGGGATGTATCATTGATTCTGATTGGTGAGCAAATATAACAAAATAATTGACATAAAAAAACCCCTCCGTAGAGGGGCTTCTCACACAACGACCTATTAAAAACCAATCAGAAAGGGTCGTTGCGATTTGCGAAATGCTCGGTGTGTGATGCAGGAGCTGAACTTGCGCCTGTCATCCAAGCGTTAAAGGTCTCTGCGTTGGCAAGGATGGTGTTGACATCGTGTTGCGCAGCACAAGCGTACTCAACCGCAGACTTTAGAGCAACCTGTCGGATGATAGAAGCGGAACGGTCATCTGTCTTAGCAGCGAATGAAGGAGAGGATGGTGCAGACTGAGTGTAGCCACCACCACCAAAAGCATTGGCTCGTTGGATTTTAACAGTACCCTTTTCATTCTTGGTGTACTCCACGTCTTCGCCTACGGCATAGGGTGGGGTTTGTGACTTGGCAAAGGCAGTACCGAAGTCTCCATTGTCAAAGCGAACCTCAAGCTTGAATAAATCTTGCCATTGGCCTGTGGGGGTGATTGAAATAATTTTTGACATAATAGATTGGTTTTAGATAAATAGAATTGATTGCTGCTGCAAAACCTCAATACGAGCTTCAAGCTCTTGTACCTTGTTTTGAAGTGCTTGGATTTGTGCTTGTTGCACTTGCACCATTTCGGTGTATACGTCTGATGAGAATGATAAAGTCATATGTTGATTGGTTTTACATATTGATGTTACGATTAGAAAGAGTTTGCCTAAACATTTCTTTCATACCAAGAGCATTCTTCTTGTCTGTTCGGGTAGTAGCAGTTTCAAGTTTAGCAGACCATGTGTTGTAAAACTCAAGTAGGCGTTCAGTAGATAAATGTTGCATAATGATTGGTTTTTAATTATACCCAAATATACAACTAATTATGAATTGACCAACACGCCACTAAAAATAATTTCTGCCGTGTCTTTGGGAATTGATGTATCGTGTACCAACTTTAAGGAATGCACATACTTGCGTGAGTCATCCTTTACGCCACCCCAAGTCTTAAATGTGTCAAGGGCAAACTTCACCGCCATTATCGCATTGTCAATATCGTATCGGTAGTTGACCTTGCAATGGATGTGTACGTCTTTTATCTCTTGCAGGTCATACTTCTCAAGCTGCGACATCACCTCTTTAGATACCAACTCCTTTGCCTTTACACGGGCAGTCCAATGCTTTGATGCATAGAAGGCGTTAAGGCTTGGAACCTTGCCAACGACAATCTTGTAGGTCAGTTGTCGGGTATCAGATATCCGCATTGGATGGCGAAGTGCAGGTCTATCTTGGCAATCTCACCGAGTAGCTCTTGTTCTTTGTACTTCGCCTGTTGGCGAGCGTTGTATGAGGCTTCGCAGTTTGACATCAGCGTAGCGCACTCCTCAAGGATAAAGTCTATCTTCCTGCGTTTGGCAGGGTTAGTATAGTACTGCATATTTTCCTGTTGTTGTTTGGCTTCCTTCGCTTGTTGCGCTAATGGTTTGCTGCTCATCTTGGCGTTCAAGTTCAAAATTTAGGTGAGCGATGGCCTTTCGGATGTCATCGCAGATAGGGTTGTGCGGTTTCTTGCCTGCTCTCATTAGGTAGGTGAGGGCAGTTCCAAGATTGTAATTATCAGGTTGGAAGTCCATCACAACATCCTTCGCCTCTATCTTCAACGTCTTGCCGATGTAGTACTTTGGTGTCATTAGCCAAAGGTACATCATCCCAATAAATGTAGATGTGGTCATTCATTATTTAGAATCATTACATATTAGCATAAGTACTTGCGTATGTCAATTTTATTCCTTTTTTTTTACAAGTTAAGTAGTTGAGTAACTTAACTTACTTAACTTAATCAACTATTAACTTGACTTTAGTTAGTAGTTAGTCAACTCTTAACTTTACCAAACAACTTAAAGAAAAAGAAACTTAACAAAGAAAAAGAAAGAAGTTGCGTTCTAACGCACCCAAATACCTCAAGGTATAGAACTATACCCTTTCGCATATAAAGTCTCTTAAAACGCCCCTAATGTATCTTAAAGGGTATAATTACTCGGTTAGTTTATCTACCCAACGCTTCACGATATAGCCACCCACCAAAATAAGCATAAGCAAAACTGCTCCTCCCTCAAGAGTCCATCCCCTCTGCTTCTTCTCCTTCGTTAGAATCTTGGTTTGTGTTACTCGGATGGTATCGGGCAAGCAAGTTGCCTCAACCAATACCTTTCGGTCTATGTACTGAAGCTGAAGCCTTACCTTGTCTTGGTAGATGGTCGTGTCCTTGTAGAGTTCCAATGTGTCGGTTAGGTACTTTGTCTTGGTGACAATTACCGTGTCCCGTACAATTACACTCTGCAGGACGGGTTTCACAGTAGCGCAACTGCTAACTACCGCAAGAGTCGCAGTCAGCAGGATTGTCCACATTGCAAGTCGGTTGGGGTTTGGTTTCAAGGGAGTCAAGCCATTCATCAAAAGAGGAGGTATTTAGTTTTGCCATTGTGCTTAACTGCTTTTAGGATTTGTTTTCGGTTCTTGCTACTTGAGTAACTAACGTGAACCCACGATGGCGCAGTATCAGAGCCAAATTCCCAAATGAGTTGGTCAAAGTCTAAATTGTCCTTTATCCAATAAAACAACACATCGTTACCACCATCAAACTTTAGGTCGGCTGCTTGGCCTTGAACGTGCTGCGATGTCTTCGCTCCCCCTACTTTGGCATTCACCGCAGGGCTGCGGTATGCACTTGTTACTTTCACCGCACCTAATGCGTCTCTTGTGGGTTGTAAGACCTTTTCTGCAAGCGCACGGAGGTTGGGTTCCAAGTGCTTGGGTAAAGCGTTAGGAAGCCCTGTTTTTGTAGCAGTCAGTTCTGCGAGGGTAAAGTTCTTGGTCACGTTTTTAATATCAAAAGTTGGACATTTTACACTTTATGCTCATTTGACTTTACACTTTGCACTTTTTGCATATTGCTTAATGTATATTTAATTGCACAATTTGTAGTCATAATGCACATTAAAACGTACATTAACAGGTTAAGTGCGCCTTAATGCACATTTTAACGACCTTGACTTTTGTAAGGCTTGGAGTAGTTCTTACTCGCCTTATTGCTGCTTGCACTCTTGGAATGCTTGCCTCGCTTCTTGCTCTTACTGATTCGTTGGCTTACCGCCTGTTGCTTCGCCATCTTTGGGGTCTTTGAAAAACATAAGTGCGAAAGCCCCGACCATAAAAGTCGAGACCTCCGTTAAAGTCGCACGGCCTCCCCAAACGAGTGTGAAGCATAGTGCTATAATAAGAAGCCCCAAGATGGTGGTCTTGGGGTTCTTGAAGATACGCTCAATTAGCATCGCTCTTTTGTTTGAGATAGTCCCTTCGCCACTTCCAAAGAGTGTACGCAAGTGAGGTTATCAAAACCAAAAGACCTAATGCTTGATGGGCGTAGCTTACTAAAAGTCCTGCTCCCGTTAAAGACCAAGACGTTAGAACGCTATCGGCTGACTCCTTTGTCATCTTTGTTTAGGGTGTTCTCGTAGGCAGATACCAAGACACGAACCTCATCTAATTGCATTAGTAAATTCGCCTCTTGCTGCTTTAATGCATCAAGCCGTTGTTGTAAGTGTTCCATCAGTAGGGGGTTTTAATTCCCTGCTAATTTACGCTTCCGCTCCTTCTTCAGCAACAGGCTCCTCAACCACAACGGGTGCAGGAATCATTGCCCAAGCATCGTTGGCAAGGGTGCGGTAGTAGCCATCAACTCCCAATACCTCATCAGCAGCAGGGTCGTTAACTGCAAGCACGGTGCGCCAATAAGATGAAGCGATTACGGCTCCGTCTTTGGTAACGTCTGTGGTTTTGCGGACTGCGATAGTTCCGTCAAGGCTGACGTTGAATTCGCTGATGTAGATTACTTCTTCAATCATTTTGTTTAGTTTTATTTATTATACGAAGTAGGTAAAGGAGAGGATTATTCCGCTATTGTTTGCAAATTCAAGTTCTGTTAAATCAGTAACAACCCCTAAAGAGGTGCTTTCTTGTAATCTAATAGTTGTATCGCTAACTTCACCATAACCTTGAAATTGATTCAAAAAAGCTATATTGCTCAACCTTAAAGTTGGAGCAGAATAATTACCAAATGTATTTGGAATTGTAAAAGGTAAACCTGTAATTCTTGCTGCACCCGAAGAACTGCCTTTGCTTGATAGTTCAAGTAATCCGTTAATTGTTACCTGCCGACCTATCTTGGTGTACGTTCCCGTGTTGTTTGCATAAGTCACACCAACAGCCGCACCACCAAACGATACACCCATAGTCCAAGTGCCTTCTTCGTAGTCATCAAGGGCGTTGGCTGCTGCGGTGTCCCCGTTGAAGGTTAGGCCGCCTGTTGCGAGAAAACGACCTACCTCATTAAGGTTTGACCCATCGTGGGTGTAGAAGGTCATCGCAGATTGTGCCGAACCCGAGTGATTGTGGACTGCGCCAACTGCTATTGAACCGCCCGAACCTGCTGCACCTGAGATACCAAATGAACCAATAGAAAGGCGAGTAGTAGCGGCAGAGGCTACGTTGGTGTTGATTTGTAATCCGTAAGTATCATTATTTGCAAAAACACTTAACTTTGAAGGAGGCGCAGCCGTGCCGATGCCTACGTTGCCTGCGGAGGTGATGCGTACCTTTTCAACTAAACCTACGTTTGCCTCATAGGTTTGAAGAACTAATCCTCTTTGGTCACCTGCACCATCCCTAACCGCATACAACCCTCCATAGGTTACGGTTGAGGTTTGAGCCGTTACAATAGGAGAAATGGTGCTTTCAACTCCTGATGTTACTACGGATAATGTTGTGTTTGGTGCAGTCGTACCAACACCAACTCGGTCGGTGGAAGCGTTTACAAACAAAGTGTTAGTGTCAAACGTAGCGTTGCCCGTTACTGCCAAAGTTCCTGCGATAGAAGCAGCAGTCGTTGACAAAGACAAGGTTGAGTCATTACCCAAACCATCGCTTAACGCCTTTAGTGTACCGCTTAATGGCCCGTTGTCCGTAACCTTAATAAGGCTATCGTATGTGTCCTGTGGGGTTGTCCCCGTTAATGTTGTTCCCATTTCTAATTATTCCAAGTTGTTGACCAAGTGTTCCAAATTTCTTCTATCAACTGCCAAGCACCTTGCTCGTTGTTGCCGTAAAGGTTAGTAGTAGGATGACCATAAGACAATGGCTGAACCATACCCCAAGAGATACTATTCGTTGCA